CCGAATGCGTGCAAACCCCTCAAATAAAAATCCTGTATTACAGTACGCCTGATAGCGAAATGCTAAATGACGAAGAAGACGACATTTCAGACACCATACAAGATGAGGTAATTCAAAATGGAACGGCCTAAAGGCGTATGCGCGCCTAGTCATGATGCAGATGAAATGCTTTTATCCAGATTGGTTGAGCACGAAGGCATTAAGCAATTTGCATACACTGATTCATTGGGTTACGTTACCATCGGCATTGGTCGATGTATTCATGAAGGCAAAGGGCGTGGGTTAACGGCTGACGAGTGCTTCATGTTGTTGCGAAATGACTTGGTTTATTTTCGAAATCTTTTACTTAAATACGACTGGTTTGTTAAACAAGATATTGTCAGGCAAAATGCGCTGGTCGAAATAGCATTTAACATGGGATTAAACGGCCTTCTAAGCTTCAAGAAGATGCTTTCTGCATTAACCGTTAATAACTATGCTCTTGCAGCTAAGGAGCTTGTTTCAAGCGTATGGGCGACTCAGGTAGGAAACAATAGAGCTTCGGACTTACAATATCGATTACTTAATGGTAGGTATCGTTAAAATGGGTGAAAAAATGAAAAAATCAGATAAAGAACAAGATAAAGCGCTAGTCAAAAAAATGATTAAAGCCGATAATAAAAAAGATTTAAAAATGTCTAAAAAGGTTTGCAAACCTAAAAAATAATCAATTGTTGTGCAACAAGGAGATTAAATAAATGGCAATTACAAGCATATCAACAGATTGGGGTTCATCTCCACGTAACCCCAGATTAACGTTAACAGATTCTCTTTCGGTCATTACTACTCCCGGTTATTTTGCCACTCAACAAGTTGCGGTTGATTTGTTAAATCATGGCGCATGGGAATGGCTTGATGGTGATTTTATTGAGATTGTATATTCTGGCGGTCAAGGGTTTTTTACTTACGATGCGTCTACTGATGCGTTTGTTAGTGCGGCGCCTTCTTACGTTGTTAAGTTTGCAGGAAAGCAAGCGAATGGCGGCGGCTCTGCTACGATTGCTATTACACAAGCTGGTGTTTTGACTACTGATATTGTGTTCGCACAAGTTCAAGCAAGTACTAATGCGGTCACGATTAATAAAGTTACTCCAACAGCTAATACAGTTACTGTTTTGTTGTCGGGCGACCCTGGTGCTTCAACAGTTATTGGTTGGCAAGTCTTAAGGGCTTCCGCCTAATAAATCAAAGCTCCTTCGGGAGCTTTTTTGGATCACATCATGAGCCAATTAAAAGAACGTTTAAAAAAACACGAAGGATTTAATAATAAGCCTGCCCAAAACATTTCTGGTAAACTAATCATAGGTTACGGATGGGATTTAAGTAGCGTTCCAATATCCAAAGAAGCGGCCGAATTTATTTTAAATGAGCAAATTAAATACATTGAAAAACAATTAATTCAATATGAATGGTATAAGCTGCTTCCTCCCGGTGTTCAAGACGCGCTTGTTTGCATGGCGTTTAACATGGGAGTTACTGTGCTGATGTGTTTTAAAGAAATGATACTTGCTTTAATTAACAAAGATTACACAACAGCAGCTAAAGAAGTACTAAGTTCAAGCTGGGGCAAAAAAGAAATTCAGCGTGCAAAAGATGTCGCCTTAACCATTCGAGAAGGTAAATGACGCTTAAGCCGGAGCAAATAGAACAGATTAAAGTTTGCGACTGGGTAAAGCAGTGTACTGACTTGCCTTTTATCCACACGGCAAATGAAAGAAAATGCACACCTCAGCAAGGGGCCCTGCTAAAGCGAATGGGCGTATTTGCCGGCGTGGCAGACATCTTTATACCTAGAGCCACAGAACGGCACCACGGCCTATTTATCGAGCTTAAAACGCTTAAAGGAAAGCCAACGCCAGCACAGATTAAATTTTTAGATAGCATGAATGCTGAAGGATACTTCAGCCTTGTTTGTTACGGAGCGGAAGAAGCGATTGAAACCATTAAAACATTTTACAATCTACCTGTTATTGACGTGCCTCATAAGCGCCTGTGATAGCGGTAGCAGTCTTAATCAACCTACAAACGTTACATCAACATCATCGGGCGGTATCGTCGACCACATGGCTTCTGCGGCGGTTGGTGGAATGGCGGCTGGCATGGGTGCGGCTGCAGGTCATGCTGTTGCTAGTCATGCTATTAATCGCTGGCAGAACCGGTCAAGGTTCAGACGTCGTTGAATACTTTTTTAACAATATTGTAAAATCCATGTTCGTTTTTAGTGCACACAAGTTGCGTTGGCGTAAGTAATTTTTCGTCTGATAACATTTTTCTCATTAAATGTAAGTTACTCATCCGTGGATACCATTCGCTAGGCTTTGCAAAATGTTTTTGAATAAATTTCGCGTAGAAAATGTTTTGTGCTTTCTTTGAGCTGGTGTAATGGCTTTCATATACCGCAGAAGTTCCACACCAATATTTAGCGTTGATGATGGGAAATGATGTGTTTCCTTGGGTCGCAATGATGTACTGTGCTTTAGTTACGTTTAGGATGTAGGTTTCAGGCTTATTCCTGGTAAGCTTTGCGTTGGGATCAATGAGTTCGGCGCCACAGCCACGACAGCTTCTTGCCGTAATGTCTGACTGCACAGAACAGATTGAGCAGCTCTTAAACTCAAAGAAATGATCGCATCGTTTGCCTCCCACCATGCCAACACACCTGCGGCAGCTAGCAGTATTGTACGTCTGGCATTGGTAACACTTAAACGGCCTTTCTTCTTCGCCATGATTATCATCCCTTGGTTGGAGGGCTTCGTTTATTATAGGATCGTCTATGTCGCCGTGTCGAGCCAAGTTTCCGGCATAATCCAACACCACGCATGTTTTTTTGTCAGGATGCAATCTAAGTACGCGTCCAATTCCTTGGGTGTATAAAACAAGTGACTCTGTGGGTCGTAACCAGGCACAGACGTCAAATGAAGGTATATCGACGCCAACAACAAGACAAGAAACGTTAATGAGATACTTAACAATACCGTCTTTCGCACTATCAATAATTCTTTTTCGTTCGTCATGCGGCGTGTCTCCTGTAATTATAGCCCACTGCCCATCCGGCAAACTGCGTGCGCATTCATGGCAATGATTCTTGGTGGACGCAAAGATGAATACCCCCGTCCGCCCACCCTCAATAACCAAAATCAACTCCCGCATTATCTCGCCCGTCAGGCGCTCATTTTTAGCTAGCGCCTTCTCGATATCCTTGTGTTTAAATTTACCAAAAGAATCGACATGACATTCACTAAAGTCAATGCTGTCGACATGTGTTCTGCCAAAGTATGGCTTGGTTAAGTAGTTGTTTTCGATTAGCCATGAGGTTGATATCGAGCACACCTCTTCCTTGAAGTACTCATTAGGGCCGACAATTGAGATGCCTTTGCCTCTATAGGGCGTTCCCGTCAACCCAACAATCCTGTATTTATGCCCATTTTCCTGCGCCTTAAATCCATACCAATTTAGAATGCGCATGTACATGCTTTCTGGTGAGTTGTGATCAATGTTATGACATTCGTCGACAATAATAAGATTAAACGAAACGTCCATGATTGCATCTTGATTGCGAATTGCTTGCGCCACTGAATGAGGGCTTCCAAATATCACATTTGCAGTGGTGTTCTTTTCTCCCAGTCCTGCGCAGTAGATGCCAGGATTGCCACCTTGTAATTGGTACGTTTCGGCGTTTTGCCCAATCAATGTGCTGTTCATGGTCAAGCACAATGCACGCCATCCAGCGCGTTCAATGGTTAGCAGTAATTCGGAAAGCAATAGCGATTTACCACTACCCACACTGGCGTTTACCAGTAGTGGATTTGTGGTATTCCTTAAGCGGTCTCGCAAGGCGTCTAAAGCTAGCTGTTGGTAAGGCCTAAGCGTTTTCATGTTTACTTCAATACCTCTTACGCTTAAACCCATCTTTCAACTCACGCCGAAGCGCATAAATACGCGCGCGCATTTTTTGAACTTTTTCTTCAAGAGCATCTAGCTCAATCTTTTTGTCAATAATTTCTTGTCTTGTTAACTTTACCTCGGTTTCACTTGTACTCATGTTCCACCACCGAATGGTAAGCCTCTGCATTTAAAGCGGCCATTTGCATTTTTAAATGCTGAATGTCTTCGCGCATTTTTTCTACTTCGCGGCGCGTTTTAAATCCTTCCTTGGCAAACAAATATTCACGCAAACGCGATTGATAATTAAAATACATTGCGCCAACAATTGTTAATCCACCAAAAAAACCACCCAACAATCCCGCAAATAATGCATCAATTTCCTGCATGACAAATCCTCTTGTATGGGCACATGTTGCAAACCACAAAAAGTGGGGAGCGATTTATCTTTTCCGGTGGCTCCTCGCAAACAGATATCACCGCAGCTTTGCATCGCAACTCATGGTAATAAACATCGTCATACTCAACCCACTCATGGTGTATCTCGCTAGAATCCTTGTTTATCGCAACAAGAACGCCACGCTTGTAACCGGACATACCCATGTATGACTGTATTTGTGCAAAATAGGTTTCATTCCATTTACGCAACCCGCGGCTTTTAAACTGTGAGAATGATGAGCTTTTCGCTGTCTTAATTTCAATAATTGCCTGTTCACCACCCGGTACTATTAAAATACCGTCAGCGTGACCTTGAAATAAAGGAATTTCGGAATCTTGGTAAAACAAGTGGTCATTGCCTTCTGTAGGTCGAACCACGTTTAATCCTGCTTGCTCCATGTAGTCTAACAACAACCCTTCAAGACGTTTGCCAATGTCAAAAGAAGCTCGCAAACCGGCAGGTATTGGCTGTTGCTCGGCACCCACAAAGCCATACCAGATTGCCCGCGCGCACATCTTACCTATCCCGCTCGCGCCAATGTATCGGCGCGGCTCATCGGGTCGGGTTTCAGCTATTGTTTTTGTTATTAATGCTGATATATCCAATTTAAAAACTCCGTGTATATTTTAAAACGGCAAGTCCGCCTCTAATACAGGCATAGCGGCGTTGCGAGAAAACGCACTTTCAACACTGCTTGTGGGTTTGTGTTCAACAATTGCCTTGATGCCGGTTTCTGTTGGGATTGCGCCGGATGCGTGGACTTCGCGGATGTTGTTTCCATTCATGTCTTCGCCCGTTTTTTTATTTTTCATGAACCATTCCCCTATTTTTACGGAAACAATTTTATTTAACATGGGGATAAGCTCTAAATCCTGAGGTGCATCATTATGGGTTGGTTTAAATTCGCAAAGCTGCATAATCAATTTCAACATATTTAATCCGCGTTGAATTTGTTCTGGTTTTCCATAAAAACATTTAATTTTTTGCGTCACTTCTCTGGATTTAAATTCACCATCTAAAAGCTTATAAACAATTTGATAATATTTTTCAGGAAGACCATCAAACCCCTTTTCTTTTTCAACTAAAACAAATGATTTTATACTTGCTGAAGCAACGGTCCCATCTGGTATGACAGAAAAATCACCAAGAAACGCATCTTTAGGCGCACCGGTTGGCGCAACCCCTGTACCTGATAGCCAAAAACTCATTCTGCTTCTCCTTCGTTTAAAAGTCGTTCAATAGCCTTAGGGCTTAGTTCACCGTTGTGTATTTCATGAATCAGCTTTTGCGTAAATGTGTAAGCCACGCCAATATTTTCGTCGCTCCCAATCCTGGCAATCATTTCAATGCCGGTTAAAATATCCCGCAAATGTCGCAGGTTGGCTTTAATTCTGCGTTTAATTGTTTTTTGGTCTGACATTACTCCTCCTCAAAATAATCGCGCATTTGATCAAGCACAACACGTAAATCGTTATCAATAAATCGATCGTCAAACATACCTAACGGCGACTTAGCCAAATGAACACCATCGTTTTGCGTAAGAAACTTAAATTGCTCATCAACAATCATGGCGTGCAAAACGACCGTAAACATGCCTTCAAGCGTTATCTTGTCATCAAGCATCTTTCCTATGGTTTTACATTTAACTTTCCCCACAGCGTCTGTATCGCTGTGAGACAGCACAAAGCAATGCAAATCATTCCGTGTTGATGTAAGTGTCTTGATTACCATCCAAGCGTGTTGAGCAATGTCAGTGAATTTATCAAATCCACGCTCCATAGCTCGCTTCATAAACTCATTAGCTAATAGATACTGAAAATCATCAAT